CCATCTTGCTTAATGCTTGTTGTTTATGCTGTGGACTACCGTGTCGTAAAGTATACTCGGCTTGAATTAAAGCCTTAAATGCTTGACCAGGAGTAGTTCCTAATTGGTTTAAATACGGCTGCCATTGCTCAAATACAGGCTTAGTTTCCTCTGCCCATTTTGCGCCTTCAGCATGACGCTGAATACCTTTTGAGTAATCAGTTTCACGCTTAATTAATTCTTTTTGTACTAACGGATCAAATGAAGCAAATTGCTCTTTAGCCTCTTTAGTCCAAGACTGCGGTGCTTTTACTTGCTCTATTTCTACTTCAGCAGTTTCTACTGGAGCAGGTTCAGTCGATAAGATAGGCTCGGCTGGTCTTGCATCAGCAATTACTCCGTCAGGAGTGACTCCTTCTGCTTTAGCAAACTTGCCACTTGCATCTCTTGCTCTTGATGGTGTTACTTCTTCGGTTGATTCCACTTCAGAAATAGCAGAGGATATAGAACCCCTTATGCTATCATCAGTGGCGATTTCGATATCGTCTGACATAATGTACTCCGTCTATTGGCTCGTCAGCCTGTGGGAAAAAACCGCGCTTCACAGCGGGGATGAAACAAAAACTTGTTATTAATCTCTCTCTATTTCTAATAAATCTTGTATTCCTTCTAATTGTTTTATTTGTTTAGGAGTGTACATTTCTCTGGCATTTTCCCATTGTTTAAATGTAAGCCCCCTAAAGAATTCAGGCATCCCGCTTCTGCTATTCCATACATCAAAAGGAGCAACTTTCTCGCCATACTTAGCCGCTTCTGCTTGAGCGTGACCGTATCTCTTTTGCATTGTTTCCATTGGAACATCGCCAGAAAACTCTAAATACTTATCTCTTAAATCGCCGTCTTCATTCACACCGTAATGAGAAGCATAATCCCCATATAAATCTAAAGGAGTGGTTTTATCACTAAAATCTTCTATCCCTCTTTGATCTAAAGGTAGTTCTTCGGGTCGATAGCGTGTCTCCCCTCCCATTTTAAAGCCACCTTTATCCCCCTCATCCCATGCCTCTATTATTCTGCCCGACCCATCATTCGGGGATTTTGTATAAGCAAGTCCTGCTTTTTTGAAACGAGGGTATTTTGCTTCTGCTTGCTGGAACACATTAAGCTCTGGACTTACATTATCTCTAAGCAAATCTGCCATAGACTTTTGTTTAGTCCTTTGCGGCTGATAATCCGTACCTAATAATGAGCTTGGCATACTATCTTCTTCTCATATTTCTAATTAAATCTTCTTTGATTCCGTTTGGAGTAGACCGTTCTTTCCTCTCCAATTTTTCATTCCCTATTTCAAAACAGTTATGCTGCCGTAAGTGATTCTTATGCTTTGTACGGCTAGTAATCATCTCACCTGTAATCATAGACTTATACTCTTTAATGTCAGGCATAATCATTGTCTGATGATTGATGCTTGGTGTGTAGTTATCTTTTTCAACTAACTCACCGTCTATCTGCACCCATGATTTTCTCATAGTAGCTTACCTATAGCGTCAGTATCCATTTTGATAGACATTTCCTCTAGTTTCTTATGAAGTTGGCACACAGACACTGATAACTCTTGTAGAGCGTGATCTTGTTCATGGTCAACTTCTTGGGTCTGCATATCTTTTATTTGGTCAGCTTCCATGCTTTTCATTGCAGAATCAGCAGCTAAATCATCTTTGTGCATAGCAATTCGTTCAGCAGAAGCGATCTTTTCTTGTTCTAATGCTTGTTGATTCTGAGCTTTAAGCTGTGCCAACTGCATTTCGTTACTAGCTTTCATCTGAGCGTTCTGTTGATCGGCAGCTAACTTTTGCTGTCCTAACTGAACATCTGCCACCTGTTTTTGCTGCGCTCGTTGATCTTCTCCAGCTTGACGTTGTTGTTCTGCTTGCATTTTAATCATTTCTGGATCAGGTTTAGGTGGCTGTTGGCTAGTGTCTTTAAGAGACTCTAGCGCATCATCTATCTGACCTTCTAACTGTCTACCTGTTCTAAATCCACGAACGCCGTATAAAAGAAGCTCACCAGCGACAGCGTGTAACTGAGGCGGTAATAGTATAGCTTTCTCCATGTAAGTGCCAACAGCAGTCAAAAACTCCATCCGATCTTGTTTTTCTTGCTGTTCATCTATTTCAATTAATGAATTAGAGCTAACCTCAATCCTGAAGTTATTTAATACATTATCCTTTAATAATTCTAATGCTGGTTGAATAAGCTGTTTATCTTCATCAGAAAACTGTTCTGCACCAGAAATCATTAAGATTGTTTCTGGCTGGTAATGATTACAGATAATCTGTGCTTTAATCTTCAATAAATGAGTCGCAAAAGTTGAAACTGCGTTCTGCATATATTTTAATCGTTTTGAGGCAAATTGACCCTTCATCTGCTGTGCGCCAAGTGTCTCATTAGGATTACTTGAGCCGCGCAATATATCAGAAATGCCCATTATCTCAAATACAGCTTGTTTGGCCTGATCTCTTGCCATATATGCTGCATTTAATGCACCAACTACCTCGCTAAGTGGCAACCAATCTATTACTCCTTTAATTCCACCCTTTTCTGCGAACATCATCCAATTATCTACAGGAATTAGTTCAGTATTAACACCTTCCTTCAACATCCGTTTAACACCTGTTTGCGTAGAATCGTAAACACCAATAACTTTGATAGAATCTGCTAAACCATTAATCCTATCGGTAAGTGTGTCTAATTCTTTTGCTAAATCTTGATATAAAGCGTAATCAGGTACAGGTATTAGTGAATCTGTTGTAGTGGTCGCATATAGCGGTTTAGGGCATGGAAAGAATCCATCTAACCCAAGTATATCTTCTTGAACGTCTAGAGCCTTCTGGTGCGATTTAGACAGCCATACGCAGCGTTTTTCCTTCTTATCCCAAAGCTCATAGATATTAGCCTTCATTTTAGCTAATTCTTCAGGACTAGCCGTATCAACATCTTGTGAGCTAGTTTTCATATCTAACGGAATCTGCTCACCTATTTCTTCACCAAATCTTTCGACCAACTCCTCACGAGTCATTGGTACAATGCGCCAAACTGTATTAACTTCTTCCCAAGTTCTCGCTACATTATGTCCAAAATCTCGCCATGCAACATAATCACAAGGAGAACACTCGTAATCTATAACTGGATAAGTCTTTGGAGTATCTTCAGATATTTGAGTGCCTTCTTCTCCATCCATTGGTTGTTCAGGCATCTCTACGTCTTTCATCACGGGCATATAACGTACCCATGAGATTCCTCTGCCAGCTAGTAAACGGTCTTCTACAGAATTTCGTACCGCGTTCTCATAATCTGAATAAGCCTCTACTTCATATTCAAGGGCGCGTTCTAATATCATCGAAGCTACTCGACCCACTGGGTCTTTATCTTTATAGCGGCGAGATACTTCAGGCTGTGGCAGTCGAGCAAAGACGTTAGGTATCATCGTCTGAATGTTTGACCAGAGAATATTATATCGAGCTTCGTTCTGTCGACTATTTTGATCTAGTCCACCGCGCTCATCCCTGTATCTTTTGATAATAACTTTAGCTCTTGTTTCCCAATCCTCAAATTTCTTGTCATATAAATCTATTTCAAGAAAATAAGAGTTTTTGAGCGAAATAAGATCGCTGCCATCACTACCCTTGACTGCTTCGTTTAATTCTTCCATTAGCTAACAATAAAACTAATATCACCAGCACCAGTAACCGTAGCATATACACCATTAGCGTAAGAAGCAGGAAACGCATACCAAGTAGCCGCTACCGTTTGTACAGTATTTAGTAGTACTGTTCCACTTCCAGCAGAAGCGTTATCCCATAACTTTACTGTGGGAGTGCCTGACGCAACAAAAAAGCCCAGCATCTTGCCATTCATTCCTTTTACTACACCTGTTTCCGTAACTCGCTTAACACCACCTGCTTCGTTAATCATATCCTAGCCCTTCCCTTTTTGTTATCTTCCCAAATTTCGTTCAAAGTGATTTCATGTATAGTTTTCATAGGCGGCGGTTTCAATACAGGCTGTGTTTGTTTCATTACCAAACAACCGTATGAAAATCCATCACCATCATGCGAAGCCCAATCATGTTTAGGGTCTGAAGAAAATGTCTTTAGTTCTTCATTATATTCGTATGACCAAGCCCGTAAACCATTTAATCCTTTCTCACAGGCAATTTCATTAAATTCTACTTGCTTAATTAAGGTACGAGCAGCGTTGATTCTATCAGTTTTCTTAGAATTAGGTGTTATTGCTACCTTTCCTGCACCAAATCCCTTAATAAATATCTCAAGCGCAGAGTTTTTAGCAGCAAATGTCTTTGCCCTTGCATCATGCGGAAGCCATATCTTGCCGAGCTTTCTTTTTCCTATTTTCTTTTTTAATCTATCAACCCATGCCTCTGCATCTATACCCCAACCACCGTCATAGTCTATGATAGAGTAGCCGCCCATTTTTGGCTGCCAAAACCACCATGTACTAGAATCTCTGCGTCCAATATCAGCAGATATTTCAAGTGGTGAGCCTTCAGGGTCATATTTCACATCATTTATGCGCCCTTCTCGATCAGCAGTACTTAATGCGCCCGATAATATAGCACCGAGGTTTGCAGCATCAAATGCACATAAATATTCTTGTTCAAACTTAGCTCTGCCGTATTCTTCACCAAAATCGTTTTGATAGCTCTGTAATTCGATAGCTAACTGTTCTTTACTAAAAACATCTGTGTCTCTAGCAGATAATATCTGAGCAAATGCAGCAGGGTCTTTTAATGCAGCTTTGTAAGTAGTATAAGCATGATTTCTCCCTCTAGCAGAGGTTACAAATGCTTGCCAACCGTTATTTTCAGCTAAAATCGGTCTTAAATAAGCCCTTGCGCTCGGATTAGCTAATGCCCACTCGGAATAAACGATTCCAGCAGGACTTGAGCCAACTAACGAATCAAATCTATCTGATCCAACTACCTGCCAAGTGCTGCCGTTAATAAACTCAATCGTCATTTCATGTTCGCGTGTAGCCTTTCTTAATTCTTTTGGGAAAGCCTCATCAATACGTTTTTTACCCGTATGTGGGTTAACTGCGTTCCAAATTGCTTTTCTAGCTTGTGAATACTCTGGAAGCATATACCAGTAATT